GGCGCCGGCTACGCCACGGTCGAGACCGCCGATGTCGTCCAGGACACGGTCCGCGGCGACATCACCGAGCGCGTCTGCACCTTCAACCTCGCCGCCTCGGTCTCCTCCTACAAGCGGCGGATCGAAGGCTCGGCGACGACGGCCAGCAACCTGTTCGTCGACATCAACGCCACCGACGTCGCGGAGTAAGCGCCCATGGCAGCCAAGACCCCCAAGGCTCCGGCTTTCGAGCCGGACACCCTCTACGCCGTGCAGCTCCTGCGCGTCGTCACCCTGTCGACCGGGGAGAAGCTCTCGCCGGGCAAGCGCACCTTTCTCAAGGGCAAGGTGCTGAACGAGCTCGCGCCGGACGATTTCAGCGATGCCGAGCCGGTTTGATCAGCTCTATCGCTGGGGCAAGCGCGATATCGTCAACGACGACGCGCTGAACCTGCGGTTCCGCGACCTCGACAACCGGATCACGCCGATCGAGGCGCTGAAGATCTCGTATGAGGCGGCGCTGCTCACCCTGCAGGATCGCGTGCTGGAGCGGTCCGAGGCGGTGATCGAGGGGCTGCGCGACCGCCTCATCGAGATCACCGAACTCGCCTGGCTCGTCGGCTCGTCCTCGACCGGCCTCACGCTCGTCGAGGAGGCCGAGCAGGCGCTGATCATCGCGCCCGATCGCCGCGCTCTCTTCACGCCTGGCCCGTTCGCCATCGTCGCGACCGGGTCCGACCCCGACGCCTATGCGGTGGTGCAGCATCTCGATTTCGACCGCGCGACCGGCCAGTGGAACTTCCGGACCAAGGTGGTCTCGGCTGCGCTGACGGGCGCACACGCCGACTGGTCGATCGGCGCGCTCGCGGGCTCGACCCTGGCGCAGATGGCGCTGCTGGAGGAGGGCCAGGCGGCGCGCACCGAGACCCTCGCGGCGCGCGACGAGGCCGTGCCGGCGGCGACTGTCGCCACTGAAGCAGCCGGCGTCGCTGTCGGCGCGGCCGGAACGGCGACCGGCGCCGCCGGCATCGCATCCACCAAGGCCGGCGAAGCCTCGGACGCGGCCACGGCTGCTGCAATCTCGGCCGCGAGTGTCGACGGCCCGGCGATAGCCGCATCGCTCGCTGCGCTCGCTGCGGCCGACACCGCTCTCGACACACGCCTCGACGCTGTCGAACCGGTGGTTTCGGCGCTCCAGGCCAACGCCCTCGTCGACGAGGAAGCCATCGCTCTCGCCATTGCATACGGAGGCTGATCAGCCATGGCCAAGACCTATAAGGCGCCCTTCACTCAGGCAGCCAAGCTCTCGTCCTGCATCTGCACGGCGGCGAAGACGACCTACAATGATGCCGCGAACGCCGTGCTGCTGTTCACGGCCGGCGCGGATGGTGCGCGCGTCTCGCGCGTCTGGGCTATCCCCCGCGCCACAGTGACGGCGACGCAGCTGCAGCTTTATGTCTCCTACGATGCCGGCGTGACGCTGCATCTGATCGAGACCGCGCTGATGGCGGCATATACCATGGCGCAGACGACGCAGGCGCCGGCGACGGACTTCGTGCGGGCGACGGCTGCCAACCCGCTGCGCCTGCCTGCGAATGCCCGGCTCTACGCCGCGATCGGCGTGGCACTGGCGGGCGGCATCGTCTTCTCCGCCGACGCCGAGGACTTCTGATGCGTAGCGCGCCGGTCACCTATGACGCGGGGATGAACCCCGGCCGCACACGGGCGCCGGCTGTTTCGCCTTGGATGCGCGCCCCCGGTAACTGGACCTTCGTCGCGCCAGAAGACGGCACCTACACACTCCGACTTCGTGGGCCGGGGGGCGCAGGTGAGCACGCTAGCTCTACAGAGACCGTCAATGGCGGCTCCGGAGGAGCGTTCTGCCGAAAAACAGCGGTCCTTTCGAAGGGGCAAGCCGTCCCTATTACGGTCGGTCTAGGCGGGCGCGGCAACGGATTCGGCAACTCACCAGTCAACCCAAGCGGCCCGACGACCGCAACCCTGCCTTCAGGCCTGGTCACGGCAGGTGCTGGCGCCAACGGCAACAGCGCCGGTGTCGCTCCAGGTGGTATTGCAGTCGGGGGTGACGTCAATCTCGATGGTGGGGCTGGCGGGTTGGGGAGTACCAGTGGCGCGGGTGGGTCCGTGGCGGGTGCGGCAGGAGGTGCAGGCGCTTCACTTGTTGGCGGTGGCGGCGCATCGCCTGGAGACGAAGTTCTTCTACCAACCGTTGGAACGGCCGGCAGAGTGGGCGACCGAGGGGTCGACGGTATCTGGGGCGCCGGGACCGGCGGCAACCGCCACGGATCGTCGACTAATTATCCGCCCACGGGCAACGGTGGAGATGGGATAGCCTTGATTACCTATGACGGCCCTTAACGAGGCAACCCACCATAATGGTCAAGCTGATCACGAAAACGTCCCGTGACGGCCTGTCTGCCGACATGCGTTATTCGCTGATCGACATTCGCCCAGATGTCGCCGCCCGTCTCGCGCCAGCGCTGGCAAAACGACAGGTCTTCGCTCAGCCACCGACCGTCTTGGCCGCGCAGAGGAGCGAACGCGTCAAGGATTGGTTGCGCCGGCCCTGCCAACCGATGACGCCGGTCAGGTGCCGTCCGAAGTTCGGGAAAATGCCGGCCGATCGCGTCGAAAACGGAGCGATGAATGAGCATGATGCCCGTGCCGATCGCCGACACCTCAACGAACCCCGAGGGGGTAGGATCGAATGTCCCGTTACGGTGGACGATCCGATCCGCAGCGACGTACCGTGCGGCGATTGCCATCGCTTGTTCAGGCTGAACACCGGAGATCGCTGCCTCGGCTACTTTGCTGGCCTGCAGGTTCTTCGACGGGCAGAACGCCGCAACAAGCGGGCGATTTTCGTCGATAAGACTATCAAAGAGACTGGGTTCAAAGCCCATGTCGGCATCAACGAAGAACAGGTGCGTCGCCGAGGCATCTGACAAGAATTTCGCGACAAGGGCGTTTCGGGCGGCATCAACCGTGAGGCCGCTGATCCAGCTTAGCGATATCTGAATGTTTCGGCGGGTGCGAAGAATGTGGTCCTGGAGACGAAAGATGCTCTCAAGACACTCTGCTTCGACCGACCCGCTGTACGTCGGGATCGCCACAACCACATGCATTCGAAAGACCTCTTTCGCCAGTTGAGGATCATCCGACCATGTATCAGCGCGTGAACCTTGCCGCCACGGCCGTCGACGGTCCCACCGGGCCGCTGCCGCCGGAACTCGCCGGCCTCGATGACGCGAGCCTTGCTGACCTCTCATGGGTCGGGGCGCCTCTAGACGCGCTCTACGGCGGCTATGGCTACTGGCCCCTGGAGATCAGCGATCCGGATTTCGACCCGGCGACAGAGACGCTGACCGACGATCTCACGGACGTCACGCCTGTCGCGGGCCGCAAGGTGGCGACGGCAAAGCGATCGAAGCGTGCCTTGACTGCCGAGGAGATCGCGGCGCGGCAGCCGCGCCCGCACGTCCTGAGCAAGATGCAGTTCATCCGCTTGGTCCAGACGGCCGGCGGCGTGACCGATGCCTTGCTGGTCCAGGCCGACGCCGAGCCTTTGCTGAAGCCTTTCTGGGTCAAGTTCACCATGACGACCGAGATGCAGCGCGACGATGTCGACACCCAGGCGGGCCTTGGCGCGCTCGCCGCGTTGGGGCTGCTGCCGAACGGCACTCAAGCCATACTCGACGCCTGGCCTACCGGCTGATCTCGCCGCAGCTAGGCAAAGGGTGACACGCGTCACCCTCTTTAGCTCTCTCCCGCGCCCGTAGGGTCCCGGCTCGCATGACGCCTGTCAAGCGTCTCTCCCGAGCGTCCGGAGCCCCGCACAATGGCCGTAACCGAGTATTTTCATGGCGTTCGCGTCTTCGAGGTCGGCTCGACCCCGCGGCCCATCTCGGTCAACGAATACAATACGGTCGGCGCGATGGTCGTGGCGCCCGCCGCCGATCCCGAGGTTTTCCCCGAAGACGTCGTCGTCGAGGGCTTCACCAACGACACGGCGTTCCGGCAAGCGCTCGGCACGGGCGGCAATGTCGATGCGGTCTTCGACGCGATCGACGATCAGGGCGTCATCGCCGAGATCCAGGTGGTCCGCGTCGCCGAGGGCACCGGCGCCACCGATCAGGCCAAGCTCGAAGCCACGATCGCCAACATGGTCGGCAGCGGCGCCGACAATTCGGGCGTGCACGCCTTCAAACTGGCTTCAAAGCCGCCCAAACTGCTGATCGCGCCCGGCTATGACAGCCAGCGCATCAGCGGCGTCAAGAACCCGGTCGCGGGCGAGCTCGACGGCATCGCCAAGCGCGCGCGGGCGATCAAGATCCTCAACACGCCGATGACCAGCCGGGCCGCGGCCGAGCAGTACCGCGACGATTTCCCCGACGACAAGCGCGCATTCTTGTTCCACCCGGCGGTCCGGGTGATGCGCGGCACCAGCATCGTCAACGAGCCCGCCTCGGGCCGCATCGCAGGGCTTTTCATCGCGCGTGACCGTCAGGTCGGCGGCCCCTGGGAGAGCCCGTCCAACCAGGCGATCGGCGGCGCTCTCGCGCCCAGCCGGCCCATCAGCTACTTCACCGGCGAGCCGGACAGCGAGGCCAACGCGCTCAACGAAAACCGGATCGCGACCGTGCGCAACGGGACCCTGCTTTGGGGTAACGAGACCTGCGCGATGGACCCTCTCGACCGGTTCGTGAACGTCGTCCGCACCAACGACATGATCGACGATGCGGTCGTCAACGCCTTCTATTGGGCAATGGACCGCACCTTGTCGGTCCCGCACGCGACGTCGATCATCCAGTCGCTCGACATGTTCGGCGACGAGCTCGTCGCCGCCGGCGCGGTGCTGGGCTTCAGGGTCTGGTTCGACCGGACCCTCAACAGCAACGGCCAGCTGGCCTCCGGCATCCTGCGGATCGAATACGACCGCGAGCCGGCCGCGCCGCTGCAGGACCTGCAGTTCGGGGCGCGCCGCAACCTCGAATATTATGCGGTGCTGGCCAACGGCATCCTGCAGTCGCTCGACCGGCGCGAAGCCGCCTGAACCGGAGAGATCATCATGGCCAGCCTGTCGCTGCTCCTCGTCCAGGGGCGCAACTGCCATATTCAATACGCCGGCGACACCTCGCTCAACTGCCAGCTGGCGCTCGGCAAGGTCAAGCTGCCGACCAACAAGGAGACCTATGAGGATTTCCAGCCGGGCGCGACCAACGGCTCGATGGAGATCGCGACCGGCGCCGAGGCCTGCGTGCTCGGTTTCGATCTCAAGGGCCTCTCGCCCGAGGTGTTGGCCCTGACGCAGATCCCGCGCGGCGACCGCGTCAAGATCACCGTCTTTGCCGCGCTCGTGAACGAGTATGCCGAGACGGGGGGCAACCGGGAGATCCCGGTCACGGCCACGGCCTATGGCCGGATCAACGCCGAGACGGGCGAGCTGGAGCCGAACATGGGCACCGACTATGAGCTCAAGAGCATCTCGAAATACTCGCTGATCATCGGCAACCGCGAGATCTGTCGATGGAACGTCCAGCTCGGCGGCTGGCAGGCCATCGGCGGCCAGACCACGCGCATCAACCACATGATCGGGGTCGTCTGATGAGCGCGCCGGGCGAAGCGATCCTCTCCGGATTCGAGCGCGACCCGGAGCTCGACCCGATCGTCGCGCCGCCGGCGTCGGCCGCCGCACCCGCGCCGTCTCGTCAGGGCCCGCGGGTCGAGCCAGCCGAGCCCCGGCTCTGGGAGGTCAGCCAGGACCTGCTCTTTCCCCTAAGAGTCGACGGCGAGCGGATCGAGCGGCTGACGATCCGGCGTCTCACCGGCCAGCAGGTCGCCGAGCTCGTCCTGGAAGACGACGACGGCGTCTCGCTCAACGCACGGGCCCGCGCCCGCATGGCCGGGGTGCATCCCGCCGTGATCGCGGCGATGGCGGCCGACGACGCGCTGATCTTCGCGGAACTCTGCCGCCCTTTATTGCCGGCCGCGCTCGCCCGCCTCGAAGAGGCGGTCATGGCGGACGCGGCGGGCGCGATCTGAGGCGCGGCCTGGCGCGGCTGCCGCGGCTCGCGGCGGAGGTCGCCCAGGCGCTGCACACGCCGCTGCCGACGATCCTGGCGATGCCGGTCGACGAGATCCTGTTCTGGCACGAAGAGGCCTGCCTGATCGCGGCCGAGCGGCTCGGAAGGTAAACCCATGGCCGGCGACATGCGCGTCAAGCTGTTCCTCGATCTCGTCAACCGGCTCTCGCCCGGCGCGAAGGTCGCTGCAAAAGACCTGAAAGCGATCAAGCAGGCGGCGGCCGACATCCGCAAGGAACGGGCCGGCGACGGGCTGGCGAAGGGGCTCGACCGCAGCGGCCGGGCGGCGCGTTCGGCCGAACGCGATCTCAAGGGCGTCAAGCGGGCGGCCGCCGAGCTCCGCAACGAGCGCGCCGGCGACCAGCTGGCGGCGGGGCTGGACCGGGCCTCCGCCTCGGCCCGGCGCGCCCGCTCCGAGATCGCCGGCGTCAAGCGCGCCCAGGAGGATCTGGCGCGGACCGCGGCGGGCGCCAATCTGCCAGCGCCGCGCGGCGGCCGTGGTCGCCCGGCCGGGGCGCCCGCAGGCCTCGATGCCGCTGCCGGAGCCGCCGCTGCCGGAGGCCGCGGCGGTTTGATGCCGCTCGTCGGCGCTTATGGCGGCTATCGCGCCGCCAGCGCCGGCGTGCGCGGCACGGTCGGCCAATCCATCTCCTTCGAAAAGGCGATGGCGGAGGTGAAGAAGAAGGTCGACGGGATGGATGACCCCGCCGCCCTCGCCAAGATGGAGCAGGACATCTCCAGATGGGCGATCACCTATGGCCGCGCTCGCGAGGAGGTCGCCAAGCTGGTCGCCGAGGCCGGCGCCGGCGGCGTCTCGAAAGCCGACATGCCGGATTTCGCTCGCATCAACCTGGCGGCCTCGACCGCCTGGGACGTCTCGGCCGACAAGGCCGGCAACGCGTTGGCGAAGATCCGCGCGGCGACGCAGTGGAACAATGCGGAGCTCGAAAACTTCACCGACAAGGTCAACGCTTTGTCCGACGCCGGCGCGGCGAAGGAAATGGACGTCGTCGAGATGTTCCAGCGCTCGGGCGCCGCGGCCAAGGCGGCCGGCGTCGATTTCGATGCGTCGCTGGCCTTCCTGACGGCCATGAATAACGTCGCGATCGCGCCCGAGGTCGCCTCGCGCGGCTTCAATGCGTTCGCCTCGACGCTGCGGACCGCGACCGAGCAGCAGGCCCGCGTCGATGAGGGGCTGAAGATGATCGGTCTCTCAGCCGAGCAGGTCGAGAAGGGCATGAAGACCGAGTCGACCGCCACGATGATCGATGTATTGCAGCGCCTGGAGAAGAGCACCGACAAGGCGAAAGCGGCGATCAAGATTTTCGGAAAGGAGTGGTGGGACGAGATCGCCCGCGCCGGTCAGGCCCTGCCGGAGATCACCAAGAACCTCGGGATCGTCGGCAACGAGGACAAATGGAAGGGCTCGGCGCAGAAGAGCCTGAACATCGAGCTCGCCACCACCGACAACCACCTCAAGCGGCTGTCCGCTCTCGCCTCGGAGGTCGGCGACCGCTTCGGCCGCTGGGCGCTGCCGGCGATCAACGAAGGAATCGAGCGGGTCATCGCCGGCCTGGACGCGATCGACAAGCGCGCCGAGCAGAAGAAGGAAGTCGAGAGCCTGGCGCAGTCCCAGGCCAAGGGCGAGGCGCTGACGCCCGAGCAGCGCGAAAAGCTCGCCGGCGATGCCCAGATGGCTCTGGCCGTGAAGCGCCGTTCAAATCAGATCTCGGCGCAGTCCGATTATGAGGAGACCACCGCCCGTACCGCCCAGGCCGAGCCTGCCGACGTGCTCGACGAGCGTCGCCAGCTCCTGCGGCGCCAGCTGCAGCGCCAGATCGACACGGCGGAATCGGAGCAGCGGCTTTCTCCCGGCGAGTTCGGTCTCGGCAAACAGAAAAAGCTCCAGGCGCTGCGCAACCAGCTCGCCGAGATCCCGGCGCAGGCGCAGGAGCGGCGCGTCGCGGCGCCCGATCCGCGCCGCCCGGCCGACCAGGCCGAGCGCGGCCAGGCCGATCGCGGCGAGGCGGAGGCCCAGCGCGAGCGCGTCCGCCAGATCACCAGCCGCGTCCAGACGCTGGACGATCTCGGGGCGATGGCGAGCAACCCGGCCGATAAGCAGGGTTTTGCCAGCGACGCCGCGGCGCAGCGCGCCCGGCTCGCGGTCGCGGCGCGCGAGCTCGCCGCCCTCGAAAACCCTGCGGCGGGCGACGCGATGGCGGCCCGCCAGGCCGCGCCCAATGCGGCGGCGGCCGGCGCCTTCGGCTTCAACAAGCTCGGCGGGGCTCCGGACAGCGCCGCTCCCAAGGGGCCGGGGCCTGGCCTGCTCTCCTTCGGCATGTCCGGCGCCGGGGGCGGCGACAGCGGCGCGGCCTGGGCCTCGGCCGTCAAGAGCGCGACCGATATCGATCTCGGCCCCGCCGGGATGACCATGATGGAGCGGCTCAATGCCGGGCTGAAATCGGGCGCGGCCGGGGCCGAGAGCACGGCCGCCGGCGTCAAGACCGGTATCGAGGCGGCGCTGCAGGGCGGCGATCTCAGCGGCGCCGGCGCCTCGCTGATGTCGACCTTCGCGGCCGGAATCACCGCCGGCGGCGCCCAGGCCGTCGCCGCGGCGCAAGGGGTCGCCGGGCAGGTCAAGGCCGCGCTCGCCGCTGGCGGTGGTGGCGGCGGCTCACGCGGCCTCTCCGGCTCGCTGCATGACGGGGTGGATTGATGGTTATCCCGATCCTGGCCATCGGCCCGCACATCTTCGCGGCGCTGCCCCTCTCGATCCAGACGATCAAGGAGACGACGAAAGCGAATTGGCCCTCGGTCAACCGCTTCGGCGTGGGCCCCGCCCGCCAGTTCGTCGGCCGCGGCGAGGACAGCTTCGAGGTCGAGGGGCTCTACTTTCATGCCGAATTCGGCGGGCACGCGCAGTATCTGATGCTCAAGGCGACGCAATCGGCCGGCGAGCCGGTCGAGCTGATCGGCTGGAGCGCCGCCGGCGCGGCGGCCGAGGTCTTCGGCACCGTTGTCATCCTCACCGTCAGCGCGACCCACAAAAAGATCACCCGCGCGGGTATCGGCGCGATCACCGAATTCTCGATCGAGCTCGCGCCCTTCGGCGGTGACGGCAGCTTCGGCGGTCTGTTCTGATGGCGCGCGTCACGGTCACGCGCGAGGGCATGACGGTCGACCTGATCGTCTTCCGCCATTTCGGCAACCCCGACACGCGCCTCGTCGAGCTCACCTATGAGCTCAATCGCGGGCTCGCCGATCTGGGGACGATCGTGCCGGTCGGGACGGAAATCGACCTGCCGGAGGCGCCGCCCTCGTCGCCGCCGCGCCGCGAGACCGTGAGGCTCTGGGACTGATGGCCTACGTCCTCGACGATCTCAGCAAGGGCGGCTTCACGCCGATGATCGAGATCAAGATCGACGGCGAGGAGGTCGCGGGTGAATTCTACAGCGTCCTGATCAAGGCGACCGTGCGCGACGAGGCCGGCCAGAAATCCGATCAGCTCACGCTGGAGCTCGACGATCGCCATAATCAGATCGCGCGGCCGCGCGACAAGGCCAAGATCGAGGTCTGGCTCGGCTACAAGGAGACCGGGATCGCCGAAATCGGCACCTATGAGATGCAGACCTTCTCCCGAAAGTGGGACGATGGCGGCGAGACCGTCACGATCCAGGCCAATGCCGCCGACCTGAAGACCGGCTTGAAGGGCGGCGGGCGCGAGCATTTCGAGGATACCAATGTCGGCGACGTCATCAGCCGCATCGCCAAGCGCAACAAGCTGACGCCCGAGATCCATGCCAAGCTCAAATCGATCCCGGTCGAGTATCTCGCCCATGTCGATTCCAGCGACATCGACTTCCTGACCAATTTGGCGGACGCGCTCGACGCGGTGATCAAGCCGATGGGCGACAAGCTCGTCGCCACCCCGCGCGGCGAGGCGAGCTCAGCGAGCGGGAAAAAGCTGATCACGATCGAGATCGCCAAGTCGGACACTGTCGATGGCGAGATCACGCCCAACAGCCGGGCGCAATACGGCAAGGTCGAGACCAGCTATATCGACCAAAAAACCGGCAAGCGCGTGGTCGAGAAATCCGATACGGGCCTCGACGGGCCGACCTTCACGGTGCGCGAGCCACTGCCGAGCAGCGATCTGGCGAAGAAGAAGGGCCAGGCCGAGGCGAAGCGCCTGACCCGCAATACGGCGCAGGGCCATGTCACGCTCGCCCAGGGCCGCCCCGAGGCCAAGGCCGAAGCCGATGTCGTGCTGGGCGACGGCTTCGTCGACGACGTGGCCGGCGAGTACCGGGCGGATTCGGTCGAGCACACCTTCGACAACAACGGGTTCAGGACCAAGATCGAGCTCAAGGCCAAGGAGGATGGATCGACGACGAAGAAGATGGCCAAAGAGAGCAAAAAGAAAGGAGGCAAGCCCGCCTCGAAGCCGTCGACGACCACCAAGAACAACTCTGCGGTCAACAGCTCCGGCGGAGGCGGCGGCTCGGCGGTCGGCTAGCGCCGGCGGGTCGCCCAGGCGCTGCTAGACGGTGGCGTCAGATTTTCAATCTGTTGCCATTTGATCGTTCGCTCATTGCCATTTGAAAGTTCGCGCTACAACGAGCCTGATCAGCGGATTGCTCTACGGGTCCGAGCGTTTCCGCTCCTAACTCCCGCAAACAGCCAGGCGATCTGCTGTGCTGGAGCACCGTCATGGACCACGACAGAATTCTGCAGGCTCAGGTCTTGCGCGTGAAGGCGTTGAAGTGCCGCCGCTGGGCCGACATCGCCTGCGACAGCGAGAGCGCCGCCCGCCTGGCAGCGATGGCGCGCGATTATGACGGGCAGGCGGACGCCCTGGAACGGGATGTCGCCGCGCTCGACCGCGTACAGCTGGGACGATAG